AAACTGAGAATGCCCATTCCCAATCCAGCAGAACACCGTCAGCGTCTGTAAGTATCAGTTTGTTTTTCATAGTTGTATTATATACTCAGTTAACAGATTTGTCAATGGCCTAAATACTTACTATGGATATTATATTAATGACCTTAGTGATGGTCCAAATCACTATAGCCTGTGTAACATTATATCTGCACAGAAGCCAAACACACCGAGCTGTCCAATTTCATCCTACTGTTAATCATTTTATGCGTTTTTGGCTATGGCTGACAACAGGAATGGTTACTAAACAATGGGTAGCAATACATCGCAAACATCATCAGCGTTCAGATCAAGAAGGTGATCCGCACAGCCCACAAATATACGGCATATGGCGTGTGCTGTTCGGCGGAGCATTGCTTTATCATTCAGCCAGCAAAGACACAGCCATGGTTGACTCCTTGAGCAAAGACTGCCCTAATGATTGGATCGAACGCAATCTTTACTCCGCACACAGTCGCTTGGGTATTCTTTTAATGCTGGTCATAGACCTTTTGCTATTTGGACCGTGGGGATTCTTAGTGTGGGGTATTCAAATGATATGGATTCCATTATTTGCGGCCGGCGTAGTCAACGGACTGGCACACTGGTGGGGATATCGCAACACAGATACCAAAGACACCAGCCGTAACATCATTCCGTGGGCTGTATGGATAGGCGGAGAAGAACTACACAACAATCATCATGCTGATGGTGCCAATGCCAAGTTCAGTCAGCGTTGGTGGGAGTTTGATCTAGGTTGGATGTACATCTGCATACTTCGTTTCTTTAGGTTAGCCACAGTTAGATAAAGAAAAAGCACCCGAAGGTGCTTTTCTTTTACCGCTATATATTGCTCTACGAGCGTATATTATTTCTTCACGCCGCTATTAACAAATGAATACATCTTTTCGGCGGTTTCTAGTACTTTGTCTAGACCTGGATATTCTGGCATATCAACTTTACTAACAATTTGACCAGTCTTCTCGTCACGAGTAGCAGTCATTTCCCAACCTTGGAATTTGACATGAAAGTCTTCTTGTACTAGGCTTTTTGCCATTCCTAAAATATCTGTGCGGATTTCATATCCGTTCTTGTTGAATTTAACTTCTGGTAGCTTTGGTGTTTCAAATGCGTTTGACATAATAATCTCCTGTGTGTAATGTCTGTTGTTAACAGCTACTTCTTTTTCGCTGTTAACTTATTATATATGCTCTGTGATTGAAAAGCAACTTATTTCTTGAACTTGTTTACTCGTTCTTTAATAAGTTTAACCACTACGTCACTGAGCACAACCTCATAGTGGTTATAATCTACTTCTACTAGTTCCATATCTTCATGATGTTTTTGACTGGCGATAGTCACTACGCCATCGTTGGCTTCGTGCATAAATGGACTTTGACCTTTTACTGTTACAATGTTAGTCCACGGGTGCTGTATCTTAATGTTCCTAGACTGTTTCATAACCCACGAACTAGGACCAATATCTCGCATCAGTCTACTGAATGGCAAGAAGTATTGAGCATAGTCCGCTACTTCAGCGCCACCATAGGGCGTACTCAATGTCACAGCACCTTTGACAGCATCCGGTAACGCATTGGCCAGATGTAATGCATATATACCGCCTAAACTATGCGCTACAAAGAAAATATTTTTAGTAGCCATCAAACTAATTTTCATAGCAGCTAAATTATTTTCAAACCCATTTCGACTGTCGTAATTAACGTCTATACCAACGCCTAACTTGCTTTTGATATAGTTAAAGCTCTCACTAGTGGCATTTGCCCCGTGAATATACACCAAGTTCATGCCAGTATTTATTAAGATCCGTATACAGCTTTGGCTTCTTCAGTACGTCCTTGACGAGCAAGGCTAGCAGCATAACGTGCCTGACCAAATGCTTCTAAAAATGACCAGATTGTGTTTAATATTGTTTTCATAGATAACTTTCCTTTTGAGAATTGAATTTTTGGATATAGTGTTCCAACTGTGCGGCATCGGTAATGCCTTTGGTGCTTAGATATGCATCTAAACTGTTTTGATAGCTAGATCCAGGGAACATTTCGGATAGACGTTCTAGGATGCCTAGCATTTTTTCTGATATGTATTTCATTGTGTTTTCCTGTGTGTTTGTGTAGACTACTGGTTTCTACTGAGTATTTAGTCCGAGCTTGTGCGATCGCACATTTTTCAGTACAATGTTATTATTGTTTAAAATGAGTTAAATACACGATAGGAAATAATTTATGAAACTTCGAACCAGATCGATTCTGCAGGAACTTAATGAAATTGCCGAAGTACGTAACACGGATTCACTGATCGAAAGCCGTGCTACTAACATCATTAATTCCGCTATTAATCTGCTGGAAAGCATACACAAGCACTATGATGCTGAAAGTGCTGACGAGCTAGAACGCCGTCTCATCAATGCTATCAAAGGGCAAGATCCTAGCAAATTTACCCGTGGTGTGCGAAGAATTGCAGAATCACGTAAAGCCAAAAGAAAACTAGAAGAATCCAATGACAATGAGTAATCTATTTGAAGGCGGCAATGTATTCAAAGATGCCGATAAAAAACCACTAACACAACGCATTGCAACCGGCGACGTTGAAGGCACAGTAGCCTATATTGAAAAAATTACAGGCCTAGACTTTACCAAAGAAAAAGATCTAGATGACAAGAAACCTGTTAAATGGTTAGGTACAACTGGACGTAAAGAAGATCCAGATGGCACATTTGAACGCAACAGTTCCGGAGATCTAGATCTCTCAGTAGATGCCAATGAAGTAGACAAACGAGCCTTTGCTGACAAGCTGATTGCACAGTTTGGCAAAGAAAATGTCAAACTCAGCGGAGACAATGTGCATTGGAAAACTCCTATCAACGGTGATCCAAGTAATGGATTTGTACAGGCTGACTTTATGTTTTCAGCTAATCCCAAATTCCAGCAGGGCAGCATGATTGGTGGACAAGGTGAATATCGCGGCGAGCATCGCCACATTGTGCTAAGTTCAATTGCTCGTGCCCGCGGTATCAAATACAGTCCCAAACACGGAATACTAAATGCTACTACAGATGAGCTACTGCCAAATGGCAACGACTGGAATCAAATTGCCAAAGTTCTGCTAGGGCAAACTGCCACAGTTAAAGATATTAAATCAGTTGATGCAATTCTTAACTACATCAAGAAGTTGCCTAACTATGAAGAACTAGTTGCAGGCGCTAGAGAAACATTGGGCAAGCAAGGCATTACTCTACCAGAAAACATAATTTCGTTTGAAAGTGCCATGACAGGAACACCTGCCTGGTTCCGTAAAATGATGGAAAAGATTAAATGAGAGCATTTGAATTCCTAACCGAAGCTGAAGCTCCAGCCCCCAAGAAGGTGGGCCGTGAATTTAATCACCTAGAAGATCTAGTGTTTGCAGAAGCCAACGGTGCTAATAAAGCAATTAAGATTCTAAAAGATCTAGCCAGTCCTGAAACTAAGATTACCATCAAGTGGGACGGCAACCCTACAGTATACTGGGGTCGTGAAGATGATGGCACCTTCCGTATGGTGGGCAAAAACAACTGGGGTCGTGAAGAAGGCAAAAGCAACAGTCCAGAAGAACTAGAAAAGTTTATTATGAGTCGCGGCAAAGGCGAAGACTGGCGTCCTAAGTTTGCTGGGGATATGGCAGCTCTGTGGCCCATATTTGAAAAGGCAACGCCTGCAGACTTTCGCGGCTATGTCTACGGCGACATCTTATTCCATCCAGGTAGGCCCTACGAAGGTGCAGATGGCAAAATTACATTTACTCCTAATCAAACCACCTACGGTGTTAAGGTCAAAAGCCCCTACTATCAGAAATTGATCAAGGCTAAAGTAGCTGTAGCGGCACACAAGGTGTTTGGTTACTTTGGAGACAAAAGTGGAGAGGACTTTGACAATCCTGAGCAATTCTCAGCCAACCCGGAATTAGCAGTATTTGGCTTGACCAGTGTTAGCTATAGGCCTGCTGTGGGGGCAGACAATCTTGCAAAAATAGAAACTCTAGCCAAATATCAATCAGCAATTGAAAAAATGTTAGCACCAGTTCCCGGAATGGGCTATTTACAAACAGAAATTTACACCTTTGTTAATAATCAGTCAAAAGCTAAACAATTAGACAACATCAACACAGAAGCCTTTATGACTTTTGTGCAAAAGACTCCTGCAAAAGCAGCCAAGATACAGGCACACAGTGAACAGCATCCAGGAGTAATGGACAAGATGTTTGAGCTGGTGCTTGAAATTATGGCGGCTAAAGACGAAGTGATTCGTGAGTTAGATGCAGCAAGCGGCGACATAGAACAAAGCACTGGTGGCAAACCTGGCGGCGAAGGCTATGTTGCAGGCGGTTCAAAACTGGTACCACGTGATCGTTGGACCCCATTTAGAGCCGATTAACAGCTCAAAACCCTGGTTTTTTCCTCTCCAATATAAATACTATGCCGGCCTCTGAGCGAGGTCATTGATTAAGGAGAAAATATCATGGCAGACATTACAACAGTAGCACAAACTTATAACAATGCTGGTGCAGAAATCACAGCAGCTCGCGTAGGTGCAAACGCATACAAATTCGTTGATCCATTTAGCCGTTTTGGTACACGTTCAATCCGTTTTGTTAAGTTGGTTAACGGTGGTGACTTGACAAGTGGTGATTTCACAACTAACAAAGCAAACACTGACAGTAACCTATCAAGAGCAGTTCGTTGTGCTCAAAACTACGGCGAAATTTGCGTAGTTGGTACACCTTCAGCAACTGGTTTGATCGTTGGTTACTACGACGACACACTCAACGATGGTTCAGCAGCAAGCCCACCAGTATCTGACGCATCTTAT